GATAAAACCTAAATCTGAAACAATAGACGCTGAATACACTATGAGTAAAAAAGATGTAGATAAGTTGCAGACAGAAGTAAAAGAATACGCAGGTGAATATAAAGTAGAGCCAGATGCCAGAGACGAAACTAAAACTGACGAGTAAAGATATTGAGGAGTTAGAGGCTCTTTTTCCTGCGGCAGATGAGGAACAAAAGGTTAAGCTTCAAAAGCTTCTTAAAGTATATAAGACTAAGGTTGTCGAGAAGTCAGGCAAAGAGACATTTTTAGATTTTATACAACATGTATACCCAGGATATAAAGTAGGCGCACACCATGCAAGACTTGCAAAAATATTTGAGGCAATTGCCAAGGGCGAAAAGAAAAGAGTTATTGTTAATATTGCGCCGAGACACGGGAAATCTGAGCTTATATCATATCTCGCGCCTGCTTGGTTTTTGGGAAAGTATCCTGATAAAAAAATTATTATGGCGTCTCATACCGCTGATCTTGCTGTTAACTTCGGTAGGCGGGTTCGTAACTTGGTGGGTAGTGATGCTTATAAAGATATTTTTCCACAGGTAGAACTACAAGCTGACAGTAAATCGGCATCACGATGGGGGACAAACTTTAATGGAGAGTATTTTGCAATTGGTGTTGGTGGTGCCCTCGCTGGTCGCGGCGCTGATCTTTTTATCATTGATGATCCACACTCCGAGCAAGATGCAAAACTGGGGAGAGCTGATGTATTTAAGCCTGCTTGGGAGTGGTTTCAATCTGGCCCTCTTCAACGTCTTATGCCAGGCGGTGCGATTATCGTAGTAATGACGCGGTGGTCTAAGTTAGACTTGACTGGTGAGATTGTGAACCAGATGATTAAGAATGACGACGTAGATCAGTGGGAAGTCGTAGAGTTCCCTGCCATATTAGAAGATGAGAACGGAGAGATGAAACCGTTATGGCCAGAATTCTGGCCTTTAAAAGAACTCTTAGCAAAAAAAGCGGCGTTAGATGTTCGGTACTGGAATTCTCAATATATGCAGAATCCGGTGTCAGAAGAAGGCGCTTTAATTAAAAGAGAGTGGTGGAAGATATGGGAAGGAGAGAATCCTCCTCAGTGTGAATTTACCATTATGAGTTTAGATGCTGCCCAAGAGGCTAATAATAGAGCGGACTTTAACGCGCTCACCACTTGGGGCGTCTTTTTTAACGAAGAAACCAATAACTATAATATAATACTATTAAATTCAATTAAAGAACGATTAGAATTTCCAGACCTCAAAGAAAGAGTATTGCAAGAGTACAAGGACTGGGAGCCTGATGCATTTATAGTAGAAAAGAAATCTAATGGCGCTGCACTTTATCAAGAGATGCGTAGAATGGGCTTGCCTATTGGTGAATTCACTCCGGGCAAAGGACAAGATAAAATAAGTCGTGTTAATTCGGTGTCAGATTTGTTTAGAAGTGGTATAGTGTGGGCTCCCGATAGACGATGGGCGCACGAGGTAATTGAAGAGTGTAATGATTTTCCTAGTGGTGCGAATGATGACTTGGTAGATAGCACGACTTTAGCATTAATGAGATTTAGACAAGGTGGCTTTATTAGATTACCTAATGATGAACCTGAAGATATACCAGGATTTAAAAGCACACGAAACAAGTTGTACTTAGTATAAGGATAAATTATGGCAATAGATAAAAGTGTAGGTCAAGCCCCTTTAGGCATAGAAGAATTAGCAGCCGCTCAACCTGATTTAAGTATTGAAATTGAGAATCCAGAGTCTGTTACATTAGATGATGGTAGCATGGAGATTACTATTCAACCAGGTAAAGAAGTTGATGATGAATTTAATGCTAACTTAGCAGAAGACATGGACGAAGGTCAATTGACAGAGTTGTCAGGAGATCTAATCGGTGAATACGATGCTGATATTAGTTCAAGAAAAGATTGGCTTACCACTTACGTAGACGGCTTAGAATTACTTGGTTTAAAAGTAGAAGACAGAACTGAGCCATGGCCAGGTGCATGCAACGTGTACCATCCACTACTTACAGAAGCACTTGTGAAGTTCCAAGCAGAAACCATGATGGAAACTTTTCCAGCAGCAGGTCCAGTTAAAACAATTATTGTAGGCAAACAAACTCCAGAAAAAGATGCAGCGGCGTTAAGAGTTAAAGATGATATGAACTATCAGTTAACTGACTTCATGCCTGAGTATAGACCTGAACATGAACGTATGTTATGGGGACTTGGTCTTGCTGGTAACGCATTTAAAAAAGTTTATTACGATCCTTCACTTCAACGTCAAGTGGCGATGTATGTTCCTGCGGAAGATATCGTAGTTCCATACGGTGCTTCATCATTAGAAACAGCAGAGCGTGTGTCACACGTGATGCGTAAGACAAAAAACGAATTAAAAAAATTACAAGTAGCAGGATTCTATAGAGATGTAGATTTAGGTGAACCATTCTTAGATATTGATGAAGCTGAGAAAAAGATTGCAGAGAAGTTAGGATTTAATCCTACAGAGGATGACAGATATAAGATCCTTGAAATGCACGTCAATTTAGATTTAGAAAATGGTGATAATGAAGATGGTATTGCATTACCTTATGTAGTTACAATCGAAAAAGGCACAGGTACTATTTTAGCAATTCGTCGTAATTGGAATCCAGATGACGAGTTACAAGCTAAGCGTCAACACTTCGTTCACTACGGCTACATACCAGGCTTTGGTTTTTATTGCTTCGGTTTAATTCATTTGATAGGTGCCTTCGCTAAATCAGGTACGATGATTCTACGTCAACTTGTAGACGCAGGTACTTTATCAAATTTACCAGGTGGTATGAAGTCACGTGGTCTACGAATTAAAGGCGACGATACACCGATTGCACCAGGTGAATGGCGTGACGTAGATGTACCAAGTGGTGCTATCCGCGATAACATCTTGCCTCTACCTTATAAAGAACCTAGCATGGTTCTAAACCAATTGATGAATCAAATCATCGAAGAAGGACGACGTTTTGCAAGTGCTGCAGATATGAAAGTGTCTGACATGAGTGCTAACTCTCCGGTCGGTACAACCCTTGCTATATTAGAAAGAACATTGAAAGTAATGTCAGCTGTACAAGCTCGTATTTACTATGCAATGAAACAAGAGTTCAAACTTCTTAAAGGCATCATTCGTGATTACACACCAAAAGAGTATTCATATGATCCAGATATTGGTGATAGAAGAGCTAAACAAGCTGATTATGATAACGTAGATGTGATTCCTGTATCAGACCCTAATGCTGCAACAATGTCACAAAAAGTTGTTCAGTATCAAGCGGTTATGCAGATGGCACAACAATATCCACAAATCTATGATTTACCAGAACTTAATCGTCAGATGCTAGAAGTATTAGGTATTAAGAATATTGGCAAGCTTGTACCAAGCGCCGAAGATCAGAAACCAAAAGACCCTGTATCAGAAAATATGGCGATCATTAATATGAAACCGGTTAAGGCGTTTATCTATCAAGATCATCAAGCTCACTTAGCAGTTCATATGGCCGCGATGCAAGATCCTAAGTTGATGCAAATGATGAGTCAAAATCCTCAAGCACAAATGATTCAAGCGGCAGCATTAGCTCATATTAACGAGCATATTGCGTTTGAGTATAGAAAACAATTAGAAGAACAATTAGGCGTCCCACTTCCTAATCCGGATGAAAACTTACCGGAAGATGTTGAAGTTGAATTGTCTAGATTAACTGCAGCTGCGGCACAAAAATTATTACAAAAAGATCAATCGGAAGTGCAACAGCAACAAGCACAACAACAGCAACAAGATCCGTTGATTCAAATGCAGCAGCAAGAGTTACAACTTAAAGCACAAGACTTACAGATTAAAGCTCAAAAAACTCAAGCTGATATTTCAATTGAACAACAACGTCTTGAACTTGAGAAAGAAAAAATTGCTTCTCATGAAAGACTTGAAGGCGCTAAGTTAGGAGCTAAAGCTACACATGACAAACAAAAAGATGAATCTGATAAAGTTCTTCAAGGTATTAAACTTGGTATAGACGCAGAATTTAAGAAGAAAGAAATTTCTTTAAAAGAAAAGGATCAAAAACCACAGGAGTAATAAATCATGGATCAAACGCTAGAGCTATTATTGTCTCGAATAGAGGATCAGCGCAAAACAGTTTTAAATAATTTAGGAGACGGGGCAGCAAAAGATTTTGCTTCGTACCAAAATATGGCAGGATATATTCGAGGTCTATCCGTTGCCGAAAGTTTAATAAAAGACCTTGCACAAAGAATGGAGACATATGACGATGAGTGACATACTCACGATGAATAAAAATCTGGTAGATGCAAATGGTCGACCAATTATTATTCCAAAGCTTGAAGATGTAGATGCAGAAGATATACCAATTGAAGAACGTGGTTTACAGTTACCTGAGCCTAAAGGATACAAGATACTTTGTGCAATTCCTGACGCTGCAGAAACTTATCAAGGTGGTATTGTAAAAGC